CATCGCTGCCGCCACCGCCGCCGCTACCGCCATCGCCATCACCTCCACCGCCAACCCGATCACGATGGCGTCTTCGACGTGTGCTTCCATGATGCTGACGCCGCCTTGCCGAGAGATTCGCGTCTTCTTCCGAGAGAATAGGCTCTTGCTGAATCACCTCCTCATTTTCGGTGACTTCTACTACGTCTTCGATCGTATCCTCCAAATACATCTTAATGAGTTCTTCCACTGGTATATTATCCCGAATCGTATTATAGATACATTCCTTCACAATAATCTCGAACTCACGATTGTTACGCTGGGTGTGAAGAGGTTGGATCCCTCTCTCGAATATATAGACGTTGGAATACACTTTCCGCGCAGTATTCACATAAATCTTATGAATGAAATCGGCCAATTGTGGTATTTTGATATCAACCTTCTTCTGTTTATTTCCAACACGCATGACAGTCATACACTTCAAATGGATAATATGAACACATGTAATCAAATCCTCTAAATATCCGCATGTGCTGCGTTCCTTGATTCGCGCGGTCTCTTCTTTGATAATATTCGGGTTCCATTTTGGAACTCTCGAGAGAAGATTCTGGAATGTCATCAAATACTTGTCTTGTTCCTTGTTTCCAACACATAATTTCACTGCTTCATCGAAAATAGACCGAATGCCTTCTTGGATCAGCGGCGTGAGAATATTGACGAGACGAGACGCCCATTCATTTTTTGATTCATAAAGAGAAGTAACCGAATAATCATCCATCGTGTGCTAGTAGCCTAAAATCGATACTGACCTTACATAAACGAAATATTTTCTAAACTCACATTACAACGAAATACAATAAAATGAAGAAAATAAAATAGTAACAACTTCTCGTTTCTAAACTCTTTCCGCACCTTATCGAACATGATCAGCAATTCGTATCTGTGAATATCAAGAATATCAGGATGAGTGTGAATGAAATCAAGAATATCAAGACCGCAATATCCTTGTTCATATAGCGAAACAGATAATTCGAGTATTTTTTCATAGTCTGTGTATGTGTCATCTATATTTTCTGAGGACGAAGACGAACCGTTCGCTCGTAAAAAACTAGGGTGTATTTTTATCAAATCAGTCAATGTATTTTCTCTCAATTTCAACATTTTACTCGTATTACATACTTTATCGGCTAGATATGTATGAAGATTAACGGATGTGATGACAGTCTCAATAGACGGATGTGGAATATAGATGTCACAAAATCGCGAAAGAATAGGTTTCAATAGACTATCTTTATTTTCAACTACAATAAAGAATCGCGTGGAAGAACTGAAGAGTTCAATACATCTTCGTAAGGCGGATTGTGCGTCGATCGTCAATTTGTCTGCGTTGGTCAAGATGACCGACTTAAAAATCGCACCTTCTTTCATGTCGATATTTGTCTTCGCGAAAAACTTCAATTCTTCACGAATAAACCGGATCCCCTTTCCATGGGCGCAATTCGCTTTCATTACGTAATTTTTTATTGCGTTTTTGTCACCACCGTATATCGAGTGAATAAACCGATTTAATATATATGTTTTACCGGACCCATGTGGTCCATAAAATATAATATTCGGGATTTTTCGATTCTTGATAAACACGTCAAGTTTCATATGAATATTTTTGTGGATATCTTCTAATTCTGGATTTTCTGTCATGATTACAACGATGGATTGTAATAATGAAATAAAATCGTTTAATTCAATTTCAACGATAAATTGCGGGTTCAAAAATTAATCACTTGTTCATACGGTTTTACGTTGGATAGTTGTCCAGGCATGTTGCTCTTTCCGTCGTTTACAGCACCACCCGACTCACCATCTGTATAGTAATAATTGGTAGTATAGTAATAATTCGTCGGTTTTGACGCAGCATAAAACGGCGACTCTTCATCGTATCCTTGTCCATTATACATACCGAGATACGCGGTTGCGGCTGGCGATCCATCTTCATAGTAATACGCATTACGACGGTCTGTGCGTTGATTACTCGCGGGATCATTTGGGTCAATCCAGTTGCCGACTGTGCGAATGATATTTCCGGTGGCATCTCGTATTGCACCAAACAATCCTGTGCCTTGGCCTTGGCCGGGAGGAACACGCCTTGGACGTCCATAACCACTAAAATTACGCGTAATCCCGCGGCGGTATATATCGTCTTCGTCAAGTGATGACGCACTCGTTTCTCTCGCAATATCGTCATATTTTGACCGTGTCGTCGCAAGCAGATTCTTCTCGATTTGTGTTCCATCGGGTAAATAAGTCGCCCAACGAATAACCTTCAGGCAATCGGCGTCGATGCGGCAGGCGTCTGAACCGGTTTGTCCCGGATTGTTACACTTCCATGGGCATTTGCGCATCAAAAGAATATTGTTGCCATCGGCGGATTTGACGACGTTGCCGCTTGCGTCTAAGCGAAAAATATTCTGACAATTGCCTTCGTTGCTCGATAGCGTCGACGGTTCGGTGCATTTACGCACATGACCATCATCGCCATATCGCCAATTGGCACCATCATACCATGAGTCAGGATGACTAGCAATAAGTCGATTACGTCGCGCAATCGCAACATCGTATTTAAGCTGGGCGTCGGTTTTCGCAGTTGTAGTGGTGGCAGCACGAAGCGCACGGTAGGCAGTTTCATAGTCCTTCTGGGCTTCAATCGCCCAATTCATCTGGCGTTTCACATCGGAAATCAAAACGGACGATGCTGCGCTAGTAACGTAAGTGGTTCCATCACTTGCGGTTCCGGAGGAGGTGGGTGTGCCGGTGCTAACTGCTGTCGCCGCCCTTCTTTGTATGGCGGGAAATGTGTATTCACCCGCATCTAAAAAGTTAACGCTACTAAAATTATATACAGCACCCGCTGGACTGATCGTGCTTGACAAAAATGTGCGTATTTTAATTCCGGTGGAAGAGGACTGAACCGCTGTATCGGGAGTTCGAAGACCATAGATAAACAAAGTCGCGGTAGTATTTGCCGCAACAGGATTATCTCCGCTCAATACGAATGACGCATAAGAAGGTGCTGCACTCGTAAACACCAAGTTTCGATAAGCAAACGAATTCGAACCTTGTAACAATTTTATCTCTAGATTCACTCCATCCAACCGTAACAAATTCGGGATTTGTATCATCATCATGTCACCCACACTTAATGGATTCGTCAACGCAAAATCCAACTTAAAGACTGTCTGACTACCAGTAGGCGTTTCAGTATTCGAATCATCTCTCTCTACTAATTTCGCCAATGGTGTAGTTGATATTTTACGACACTCCTGATAGTTTGTATCCAAGTCATATGTCTTATTCCTGAAAATTTTAACATTCTTCGCTGCGTCCGTTGAATATAAATTTACGGCAACTAATGTCTGAGAACCAGACGGCTCAGCTGAATTTTCTAATGTAATATATTGATTGGTTGTAGGTGCGGCGGGTGCTATCGCAGGCGTTCTTATACCGTTGATTTCGAGTTCATACGTTGCGGGACCAACATCAGCGGCGGTTTGCTGTGGAGTATATGTGATTTCACAATTCGTTCCTACGGTTGCCACGCTAAGTCCGGCTGATGGAGCTGTAATCGTCTCAATCACCGGCGCATTACTCGCATTTAGTTTCATCGACAAACTCATGCCACTTGCCGCAGTATTGCTGGCATATATACTCGGTATCGTGATCTTAATGGTTCTGGCCGGATTTTGCCCGCCTTTGAGGTTGGTTCCGGCGGTTGTTTTGAATATAAAACGATACTTCATTACACCATTCTGAACAAATTCACACCGATTAAGAATGAGTTTTCCATCGATCGCACCACTTGATGAAGGAACGTTAACATCGTGCGATAGTGTCATCAACGACGCTGGTAGTGTAACGGCGGTCATCCCTTCAATCACGCCCGTTCCGTAACCTTCTGATGGTGCGATCCACCGACTAAACCCGCCATTTCGATACGTGCGCGACACCCAAACGCTCACTAATATTACTAAAATGAGAACGAATATCACCGTGTATTTGTCTTGGAATAACTCACGGAAGTTCATTAATAATAACTAATAATAATACTAATGTTATAACTATTATAATGTTATAAAATTATCTCTTGAAAAGGAAAGAATGTAAGATAAACTTTAATACGTCTGTAGACTATGTGTATACGGGTTCTGTCTAAATGCGTTCAAGATGTCCGGCTGAATTCTCTCGTTCAACTTCCCTTCGTCATAACTTTGCGGCATCGTCATCTTTCCATAAATATCGATACTTGGAATCGATGAAGGGGCATTCGTCATGACCATCGCGCGATGGTTTGCGCGGTCGGTGTCCAAACGATCAATCTGAACATTCGTATTCGAGTTGAAGAGAGACATCGACCCGTGATTCGTGACATTCTTATACGTTTTATTCACATTATTGCGTTGGTTATATGCTGCGTTATATAAACCATTTCCCATACGTGTAGCCGTTCCGCCCGCAGCTCCTAAATAATCAGTGCTGGTTGTTGCTCGTTCAGTATCCACTGGCGAGTTCTGAGAGATTAGATAACCAGCCGCGGCTTGGCGTTCAACATTCAAGTGGTCAAACCCAACCAATCCCACCGTGGTCTCCTTGATGGTAGTAGGTGCGCGGTCGGCTGGATTGAATGTTGCGGTCACCGCAGCAGGCACAGGCATACGCGCATTCTCATACATTCGTGCGTTTCCAACCACATTTTCCTTACGAGACGGTTTCAATACGTCCAACAACGGCGCAACCACCGCTTTAAGAGCACCATGGATACCACCCATCTCATTCGGGCGAACCGTTGTTCGATTATTATGCGTAAATTTGTAGCTCATACGACCAAAATCGGCCTCTGTCGCAGTATTCTTCTCCGCCGCATAAGGATTAATGATCGGCTTACCATCATAAGTCTGACGACGAGTATCTTCGAAATTCTTAGGAGCATACATCGCACTACCACCATCTGCTGGAGCAGTCGCACCGAAATATTCTGTCGTCGTCGTCTGACGGTTACTCTCACGGTCCATCTCGATCGCACGCTGTGTTTCGCCCTTCTCCGCACCAGTTGTCGTAAACCAACGATCCGGTGTATTGATAAAAAATGTATCAGGCAAATGTTTCTCCATGCGCCCTAAAGTCTCAGCGGTGGGCGCATTTTGAATATAATGTGCGGCAGGTCCTTGGTGACCTTCGAGAGAATACGTAAGCTTCGGGTTCGTCTTCACGCGCAATTCATCGACACCGCGATCAATCCATTTCTCTCGTGCTTCCATTCCTGAATTAAATCCAAGCGTCCCTTGTGCGGAATATCCTTGATCCAATCCAGGACCAACACGCACCTCCTCCCATGGTTTCACATTCGCGATCTTCATACTAGGAAGGACGCGTGACTGATAAAAGTCATTCTGATTTGGCATACCATTCGGGTGATGCATATTTTCCTGAGGTCGAAAGAGCGGTGCCTGTTCAGTCTTGCTAACATACTGTGAACCACCGCCAACTTTATTATCAAGGACATTTTCATGCATATTCGCTCCAGTTGTTAAACCGCGTATTTTCGCACCATAATACGGTTCCATATTGTTGTGAGTGAATGCCATCGGGTCGATTTGGGCTCCGGTGAGTGACATAAATCCGTCTTTACTGTAATTATCTCCGAACTGCGTGTCTAAACTTGCCCCAACGACGCCAGTGATAGCGGAAGGTCCCGTTTTGGGAATGATGTCTTTTTTATCATTCGTATTGTCGCGGCCTCGTTCCGCAATACCGCGAAGTATGCCTACACCTCCAACACCTCCGGCGACACCAGCCGACATCTTATCATAATCCACATTATTCGCATAATAACGGTCGGTGTGTGTGTTTGGATTCTTATATTCATTCACGTTTGTTCCCGTATTTGGGCGAACTATCGGATAATTTGTAATAGGAATACTCATGTTCGGCAAATATCTGGCATTATTCGCGTTGGGATTACGGTAACCTTCGCTCACTACTGCTGGGGATTTCCGATTGGATGCGATATAAGCTGCTCCAAGACTTCCTAATATTAATGCAATTTCGGCCATTTTTCGTTATTTCTATGTTACTGGTATTATTATATATATTATTCTAATATGTATATATTATTCTAATACATATATATTATTCTAATACATATAATAATAATAATAATAATAATAATAATAATAATATAGAATAGATCTAACTATGATTATGAAAACAACGCGTTTGTTCCGCTAAACTGACGAATATCACCGACATTCTGTATTCCATGACTGCCGACACCGCCATCACCGCCGAATCCATCGCCTAAACCACGGTCATTATCACGACGTCCTCCTACCATCCCTTCTAGCGCAGGATTACGATTGGATGGATGAACCGAGAAATATGTCTCGTCAGAAATACCAGGAACGGTTGTCTGCGAAACAAACCGATCTTTTTCAATAATACGTGTATTCAGATTGTTAAAGAAAGGCATAAATACATTTTCCTGTGGATCGAAGTGGAGCATTTTCCAGTTGTCTTGTTCGACATCGCGTAACATCCACGCGGGGTGAGTCGCACGTGACTGTTCAACCGAACTTCCTCCGCGGGTAGGGCATCGTATCATTTCGTTCGTGCGAGTAGCAACCGATGCGCGTTCATCATGATGATAGTTCTCGACGGAATCTCGGTTCAAGCGGCGTGATAGACCAAACAATTCCGCCTCTACATCGACGGAGTTGGTCATGATATTACCCGCCCAAAATTGTGCGCGGACATATGGATCTTCGTAATAGAGCGGTTTATCGCCGGGTCCCGGAACATTCAATCGATAACGTCCTACATCGGTGGACTGTTGAAGTTGTTTTTTGATTCGATCAGGGTCGTCATGAAAACGCGTAAATGACATATTATATGATTATTATATGATCGTAAAATAAAATGGACCTAAAAACATAGATATAATTCTATACAATATTACCAATCTAATGATAATCACGGAAATTTACGACGACGACGCGGCCGGGCGGCTAGAAATAAAACGTAAACCGTCTAAATCTTATACGATATGTCTGAATATGATCGTAAAAAACGAATCACATATCATCGTAAAAACATTAGAAAACTTGTGTAGTTACATCGATTTTGATGCGTATTACATTTCAGATACTGGTTCCACCGACAATACGATCGAACTTATTCGTGATTTTTTCAAGAAAAAAAATATACCGGGATACATCGAGCAAGTAGAATGGCGCAATTTCGGGTTCAATCGCACACTCGCTCTACAAATGGCGTTTAATAAAACCGATTACCTCTTTATTTTTGATGCGGATGACTCGATACATGGTGACTTTCAATTGCCGCGGGTTCTAACACATGACGCATATCAACTGAAACTCGGTCAGTCGTTCGTCTATATGCGAACGTTGATCGTAAATAATCGAAAACGATGGCGTTATATCGGCGTCCTTCACGAATACATCGCATGTGTTGATAAAGAAGAGAGCTCACATGCGATAGAAGGTAATTATTACGTAGAGTCTGGGCGCGTTGGTAGCCGCAATCAAGACCCGAATAAATATATCAAAGACGCGGATATTTTGGAGCGGGGATTTCATGACGCCAACGCAGAGAACACCATCGAAAGTCGCGCACTTGCCGAGAGATACGCATTTTATTGCGCACAAAGTTGGATGGATGCTGGACTCGCATATATCGATAAGGCGATCGAATGGTATCTTCGTGTCCTTTCACAGAACAACTGGAAACAAGAAAAATATTACAGCGCATTATGTCTTGGAAATCTCTACGACAAAAAAGGCGATAAATATCGATCCATGAAATACTATTGTGCTACGATGGAATACGACGAAGAGCGCATCGAAGGTATTGCGACGTTAATGGAAATTCTTCGCGCAGATGGAAATCATGTGATGGTGAACGCACTCTATCACAAATATAAAAATTACAATAAGTATCCAGCGAATAAATTATTTCTCTCGACAGATAAATATAATGATATTATCGAGTATAATAATTCGATTTCCGCTTTTTACATTTCGGACAAACGAAGCGGATATGAATGCTGTAAAACAATACTAAGACATAACATCATGCCGTATCATTACATGTCATCGACATATAGCAACCTTGGTTTTTATCGTAATTTTTTCGAAGAGGACTCTTATCCCGAAATATTACGGTTATTTTTTGTAGTCGATGAATTCCTTGCGGTGATCGCGTCAAAAAATGACACTTATGGTGAAAATGATATCGAAACATGGAAAACCCTTTTCATGAAAGTGAAAGATTCGCTAGTTACTCCATGTGAGCTGACCGCGATTAAAACTGTAAATGGTAGCGGTGGCGGTGGCGGTAGCGGTAGCGGTGGCGGTGACAGCGACATTCAAGAATATCATTTATTACGGTCAATCGATAAATTACCCTACCTTGATCGAAATATACCAGCGATACAAATGACACATGAATTCCGAACCGCGATCGTAAAACGTAACCGTATCTCTCCGCGAGTTATCATTACATTCACAACATGTAAGCGTCTCGATTTATTTCAACAAACCGTAAATTCGATTTTAAATATGTGGCATGATCTCCATATGATTGATTACTGGTATTGCGTCGATGATCATTCAAGCGAAACAGACCGTGCAATCATGCGAGAAAAATATCCTTGGATCGATTATGTTATGAAAAATACCGCCGCCGAAAAAGGACATCGTAGTAGCATGAAAATCATTTGGAAGAAACTGAACGAATTACGGCCAAAACTTGAATATTGGATACATATGGAAGACGACTTCTTATTTCATACACCGGGTAGTTATATCGAGAAGGCCACACAAATGATGTCTGATGCGAGAAATTCTGGTCATAATGTCCGGCAAATATTATACAATCGCAATTACGGAGAGACGATCGATGATTATAAAATTCAAGGTCATCGCATCATCAGGCGGATGAAACATGAAATTGCGCTTCATCAACATAAGAATGTCGCCAGCGATAATAATGATATAACCTATCCAAATTGTCATTATTGGCCGCATTACAGTTTTCGGCCATCTATCATTGACGTAGAGGCAATAATAAGAGTCGGTGATTACGATACTCCCAACCAATTCTTTGAAATGGATTACGCAAATAAATGGACAGGACTCGGGTTTTTATCCGGATTTTATAACCAAATCACAAATCGTCATATCGGCCGTCTTACATCGGAAAGAAATGATAAGTCACGACCCAACGCATATGAGCTCAACCAAGTAAGTCAATTCGTTGCCGCTACATCTGTGCCTTCGCCGGTCCTTAATACGAACCAAGAAGATACAAATAAAGTAAAACGATATATATCATCGATTCCTTTTGAAGACGGTTTCGGTGCACAGTATCAACGATTTATTTGGACGTGTATATACGCAGAAGAGTATGAAGACGCGATCTTTGTGTATAGAAGTCCAACGAAAATCGCACACAATTACTCAGCGAATCCGAATTTTATTCATAAAATGGAAGAAACGATGAATATGAAATCCAATTATTTGAATTTTGATCACGTCGAGAACAAACATATAATAACTACTCCTGATTTTTATGATATTTTTAATTATGTCGAAAAAAATATGGACTCTTGTATGAAGAGTAAAAGCATGGTTAGAATCAAGGAACACTACTGGCGTAATAAAAATAGAGATACCGAGAGATTACGATTATTCCGTATAACACCAAACGAACGATCTAGAACCTATACGCATCATCTAGCATTACATATGCGACGTCCAAATTGCGATGATACTCGCCCAAATGGTGGTGAAGAATATACGAATGAATATTACATAAAATCGCTTTTACATATACGCGGCACATATTTAAAATATAATCCGAATAACCTGATTCAATTTCACATCTATTCACAGGGAAAGCTTGAGAATTTTAAAAATATATATGATCACCCAATCATCGGGAAAGATGTCATGATGCATTTGGATGATAATACGGAAGATACATTCATCGGTATGACTCTTGCTGATATACTTGTTACATCGGCGAGTTCATACAGTTATGTTGCCGCTTTTTTATGTGGCGGTGATATTTATTATACAGACTTTTGGCATAAACCATGTAGTTGGTGGAATAAATTAGAAAAATAGGGTTGATTTCATTACTGTTTTTATTCTAATATAATAATAACAGTATAATACATTCATATGAATAGTGATCTAGACAATAACAATAACAATAACAATAACGATGACGATGACGAATCGTATGGTGATTCTGATTTTTTAGCCTTTCGGGACATCGCAATAGACGATTTTCGTAAAAGTGGAAAAGAATCTAAAATCGAACTCATAAAAAAGATGCTTGAACTTCGTCACAATATGAAATACAATAAACATTTACTATCGGTATATTTGAAAGCGAAACAATTATTTGATAATATGGTGGAAGAGCATCGAGCACAATTATTCTATTTAGAGGAAATTTACCGTCACATCAATAATCTTATTCGCGAAAATATGTCATCCATAACAGTAAAACGTAAGACTGTAAAGCATGATAAAGTAATAACCGAACTGATGAAAGATAAAAAGCGTATTGGCTTGTTACTTAAAAAAATGAGAAATAGCTATGAAAAACTAACAAATATAGATACAGTGATCGGCGTCACCATCGATAAAATGAATACTATTTCATTTATGGAAGACGATGATAATGATAATGATGATGATGACAGTAGCGATGCGGAAATAGATACTATCGACGACGACGAGGACGACGAGGACGACGAGGACGAGGACGACGAGGACGAGGACGATGACGACGAGGACGACGAGGACGAGGACGACGAGGACGACGACGACGAGGACGACGACGACGAGGACGACGAGGACGACGATGACGACGAGGACGACGAGGACGACGAGGACGACGAGGACGAGGACGAGGACGATGACGACGAGGACGACGAGGACGAGGACGACGAGGACGACGACGACGAGGACGACGACGACGAGGACGACGAGGACGACGATGACGACGAGGACGACGAGGACGACGAGGACGAGGACGAGGACGACGACGACGAGGACGACGACAACGAGGACCCGCTAGTAAACTTCCAAAACTCGACAGTAAACTTCCAAAACGGCGACCCGCTAGTAAACTTCCAAAACGACGACAACGACGACAACGACAACAACGACGACGACGACGCTACTATATTGATATACTGAACATTCGGTATTCCCGTTTTATAAGATACGAATATAACTGTGATGATCGTGAAAACCGCCGTTGTATCAAACGTTTTCGACATATTCTTTGAAAAATACGCAGCCAAAATGTTTTATAAATCGCTACCATTTCTTCGCCCGGATACAATATCAACGGTTCTATGATTTCGATCGTAGCGTTATAAAATTTCGAGAGAATCGCCGAAGTTTCATATAATTCATCTTTTGTAAAATCAAACGTATATAAACAAATATAATGATCATTTATTTCGGGTGAACTCCTAATTGAATCAAACCCATGAATATCTTTATTGAATTTTTGACATAATCCTATTTCATACATTGACATGAAACACACGTATAATATAAATGTTGTTATTGTAATTTATTATTATCTATAAATAATAATCAATTTACTATACTTGGAATTATTATATTCTTAAAATATATATTATCATTCGCATATTTATATTATGTCAACTTTCATGAACAAGATATTTAACACTCCTTTATTACAAAATAAGTTTGTATTATACGCAATATTGTTTGTCGTATTGTTCACAGTTGTTCGTCATATATCGAACGGAAATATGAATGCGGTTGTTCTCATGGCGTTGATCGGTCTTCTTACGTCTTACTTTAGTAAAAATATGATTATCGTTCTGTTAACGGTATTTTCTAGTGTTTTTATCCTTGAAATGATTGGTTCGCAAGGTGTTGTGGAGGGTATGGAAACGAAAAAAGAGAAAGAGAAAGACAACGAGAAGGATGAAAAGGAAACTGACGAAGATACTAGTGAAAAAAAGGAGAAGAATAAAGAATCAAAAGAAATGAGCTCTGATGGCGATAAAAAAGAGTCACTACAATCTAAAAATGAACCGAAGAAAAAGACCAAACAAGGTATGACGACATTATCGCCCGCAAGCTACGACGGAGAAGACCACGATAGTGAAAGCGCACATAGAGCAAAGGAAGGCAATCGTATCGACTATGCGTCTACGTTGGAAGAAGCATATGATAATATTGAAAATATCATCGGAGAGGACGGTGTGCGTGGTTTAACCGATCAGACTAAATCTCTCATGAATCAGCAAAAGGAGCTCATGAACAACATGAAAGAAATGGGGCCGCTTTTAAAATCAGCCGAAGGTTTTATGGCACAACTTACGGGTAATGGAGGTATTCGGGGAATCACCGATATGTTGAAGGGTTTCGCAACACCAGGCGGCGGCAAGAAGTAATTTCGACATTTACTACGAATAGTATCGTGTCTTGTGGTGCCCATTTACCGTGATAGTAAAATAAACAAAAGGCTCAGCAATATATAAACAGTCCGTATATTGTAAAGCCCTCTTCCAATAGTCCCAATCCTCTTCGCGTGGAACAATATGTTGTAATCCGGTCTTTTTTACGATAGAGTGGTGTATCATCACCGATGAATTCCCAATATGGTTGGCTTTCATTATCATTTCCAAATTGAATAGTTTATTTTCATAATTGTTATCGTCATGTGACTGTATTATATTAAAGTCCAATTTATCGATTGTTATACTGTGATGATTAATCGTATACATTCTTGTCGTTGAAAACAAGCTATTATTTTTTTTCATAATTTCTAACTGTTTTTCGATTTTCGTTTCTAGATAAAAGTCATCGTCGTCAAGAAAAGCGATCCATTCCCCTCTCGCTTTTTCGATACCATAGTTGCGTGTCATTCCCTGTGCTGCCGATACATTATGTTTCACGCGCATATTGACCGGCAAATGAATAACTGTTGTTTTTTCATACTTCTCAAGATCACCTGAATAATATCGTTGATCAATTGAACAATCGTTGATTACAATGACTTCGACGTTCTTATATGTATTCGCGAGCACACTTCGAATGGAATGATTTAGTAGTTCGTAACGATTATAGGTTGGTATAATAACACTGACGAGTCCTTCTATATATTGATTTGATTGTTCTTGTTCTGTCATAACGAGTGTATTGTATAATAATATTATAGTTTAGCTTTATATTATCATAGTTTAGCTTTATATTATCATAGTTTAGCTTTATATTATAATATTAGCATTCAAAAATAAATAAAATAAATAAAGAGTTATAATAATAACAAGTTTATCGCGGTTGGTATTATTATATGGTGGTTCGTAGATGTCCTCCGGGCGTATTTTGTTTTGAAAATGTAACGTTGGTAATATTGGCGATTATCATGGTGGTTATTGCGATTTATGCGCATTCATATTTTTTCGGTCATCGTGGCATCCATAGCCATGCTCATGGCCACCACGGCCACCATCACGGCAATCCACACGGTCCAGTATTGATTGCGTCCACCGACCCATTATCCGATTCGTTAGATTTTGGAATCGGAGGACCGTCATCAAACCAAGACGTTTTATTAAATCCATACGTTCCACCTCTTCGCGATAATTCAGTCGGCGCAACTCGCCCGGTGTATGATATTCGCGGCGGGGTTGAAACAATCCATTATGGCGGGATGGATACCTACGGCGGTGGCGGTGGCGGTGGCGGCGTCACCGGAGTTCGTGTAAATGTCCCAACTCGTTCAGTAGATACTACCTATCGCCAAGTTGGTATTCTTACTCGCGGCGGCGGCGGTTCTCAAGAAACAATCCTTCCTTTGATTGGCCGCCCTCTTTTCACAAATCGCGACAAATGGCAGTTTTACACACTCAGCGATAAAAATAACGCGATTAAATTACCGGTGATTGTCAACGGTAAAAGTGGAACGAATGAGTATGGTTGTAATAATGTAAGCACCGGCGATACCGTATATGTCGAAGGTTATAATGACGCGTTTCGCGTTACCGCATACGACAGTGCTTCACTACGTTATTTACCTTTATAATCAATAAATTATTCATTATTTTGTTTGCTAGAAGCAATTAGCGTCGGACCGCCCGCTGCCGCCACTGTCGCCGCCGCTGTAGCAGCCGCCGTGGCCGCGACTTTAGAAGAAAGATTACTGTCGACCTTGTTATTATCCATGTATTCTTGCGCCGCTTTCTTCGCTTTTTCTTCAAGTTCTGCCATGTTATCCTTTTCATATAATGCCATAACCATATCGAGTGTATCATCGCGTCCTTTTTCTTGTCCGGTTGTGGGTGCCGGTTGTTTATCATATTTACCTCTCTCGAATATTCGCGCGGATGCTTCTGGTTCCGGAATATATTCATCAAATCTTTTGCCCCACCCCATAAAATGAACTAAATTCATCGGGGGTAGTCCATCGTCGAACTTAAACTGTCGTATCAGGTATCCTTTATACGCTACGCCAGTTGAATCGATCGCGATCGCATCAATCTCTTTGATTTGATCTTTTGTCCAAGATAGTAGG